TTAAGCGGAGAGACATGAGGTAATCCCTAACTGGTAATAGACGGCAGAACACAAATTTTGATAGTTAAAGAACCCTAGTTTATCGCTCATAATCATTCTGTTTTTTTTGTGGCAGACAAACATTTCAACGGACTCTTTTATAAGGTTGCTTCGTTCTACTCGATTTTTACATTTCGTGGGCACAATTACCATAGGTATGGTGTTGTTAATAGATGTAAGTAGAAAGACTAAAATTTTTTTCATTTACTTTAATAAACGCTGTTAGCTCACAATAGACCAATTTCTCTCTATGCCCTGCCATCGGCTTTCATGCGCTCATATTTGGCTTTCAAAAGCTCCGCCGGTGTCGGCCCCTTCGGCGATACCGGTGCGGCCAGCGCCCTACTAACAGGAGGAATAGGCTTCCCGGCCAGCACCCGCTTTTCCCACACATCGAGAATGTCACTGGCTTCACGCTCAAGCTCTTTATGGCTCAGTTGGCCATCAGTTCCCCGGCGCCGCAGCTCCAGACAGATGTGGTAATACACCGGCTTCGGCCAGGGATACTGCTCACTGCTCGGGTACCGGAACACCAGCTTACGCCACTTCCAATATTCAGCCATGACGTGAGCGGTGGTGATCCCCAGCACGCAGCGCCCTTCCCTGCACCATTTGATGAACTGGCCAGGCGAAGGCAGGAACGGTCGCTCCTGACGGCGCACCATGCGCATGCCAGCTTCAACCTGCTCCAGAGTGGTGATCCCGTTTTCTTTGAAGGCCAGCACCCACTGTCGACGGATCTCGTTCACGTCTTCCTGACTACGATTAACCAGGCTTGCCGGGAACGCAGCGGCCAGCTGTACAAATAGCCCGTTGATAATCTGCGCCACCTGCTGCGTTTGTTCGCGTTCGGTGTACTGCTCAGGCATGTTGTGTGCCACACGGCGTGCCTGTTCCCGGTCAAAATCGCGAATACTCTCGGCAAGGTTTTTCATTCCAGCACCCCGTCAATCCAGTCGGTGTTATGCAGGTCGATGTTGCCCCGGGAAGGTTTTGCCGTTCCGGTTGCTCGCATCCGTTTGGTGGTGAGCTGATCCCACTGTTTGCGAAGACTTGAGGGACTCAGGATGTTGTCTTTCCAGAACTCATCCCGGTTGGCCCACTGGAACAGGTCACAAATTTCGTAGTGCGTGCGCTTGTCCTGAACACGCATCAGCCTGATGGTATTTGCCCATTCAGCCCAGTTGGGTTCGGATAGCGATGCGTTGACGGTGAGAAGCCTGTCGTAAATCCAGCGAGCGGCCTTTAAGTCGTCAGCGGATCCCCATGATTTACCTGCTGGGGTGTATATCCCGTCGGCAGCTTCTGGATGGCGTGAGAGAAACTTTCGAGTTTTCTGGTTTCGGGATTCGTCAGAATTCCGAGACGAGGATATTTTAATATTGTTCTTGTTATAGTCTTGGGTGTCTACCGTTTCCGGGAAGATTTTTCCCGTTTTCGGTAACACTTTTCCCGATTTCGGGAAGACTTTTCCCGTTTTCGGCTTGTCTAAAATCCAGGCAGAAAGGTCAGTATTTATACCGACAGTTTTCATTACGCCCTGCTTTTGACTGAAGATGATTTTGCGCTCTGCAAGTGATTTGAGCACATCAGAAACATGCGAATCACTCAACCCTGTAAGCTCGGCGATCACCGTGTTCGTAACGCGGTCCTGTTTCTTGTTCCAGCCGTAGGTAAGCCAGATCACCGCCTCAAAACACTGCCACTCCCGGCCTGACATTCTCAGACGAGGTTTGAGCTGTTGGATCTCGTTAGCGACCTTGGTATACCCGTTCGACAGGTCGGCCATACGACCTCCCGGTTGTTCAGTTCTGTTGGGGAAATTGATAATTTCAGCTGTGTTTGACATACTTAGCTCCGCAATTACACTCCGTTTTTGCACCTGAAAGTCGGTTCTGTTCGCGCAGACCGGCTTTCGCCTTTTCTGAAGTCTTCATATCGCCCCCAGCATGGTTGTGACCATCGCCAGCAGCGGCGCTGTAAGATCCGGATCGACTCTGAACATTTCGAAAATCCCCTCGCCTAACTCCTTAATCTTTTCCTTCTTCGGTGCATCGAGCATCAGAGCTTGCTTCGCCTCACTTACCTCTTTTTCTAATCTGGCCATGCGATGTGCAAACGAGTCGTTCTTTACAACACGGTCGCGGTATCGAAGCGGTAATACGGACATGATCGCTGGCATCAGCTGTTCGACGTTTTTTCGGTACGTTGCGGAGTCTTCTTTGTTATCCAGCCAGCGGAACAGCTTCACGTTCCAGACATCGGCCTGGCCTGAGAAATCCACGCCATAAACTTGGAGTTCTGCCGCAGCTTCTTGGATTTGAAGTGCAACAGTTACGCGCCCTTCTGCCGCAGCCCAGGCGCGAACAGCTGAGCATACATTGCGATGTTCTACATCCTGCGCTGCCGATTCGCTTTGATGACACGGGAATATCAGTCGATTAGAGGAAGCTCTGCTACTCTGTTGAAACGAAACAGTTTGCATTGTTAAGGCTCCTGTTTAGGTAAACCATCACTTGGGTTTGGGTAGAGATCAGGACGCAGTTCATGAGGTGTTACACCTGTAGCCTCAAATACTGGCAACACTCGCTTGGCGGGAATGCCTTTGCGGCGCCACAGTGAAACAGCCATTTTTGAAACACCGATCAAAGTGCCAAGCGCGCTGGCGGAACCTGTTCGGAGAATTGCATTTTCAATACCAGTCATAGGACCTCCTTGAGTGAGCAAAGTAAAGCATCTATTTACCATTGAGTCAATAAACGCCTGCCTATCTACCGGTAAAGCTATTGTTTACAATCCATGCATGAATAAAAAAGATCCTAACCAGAGCCTTATTTCCAGGCTGACTGAACTGAACGGTAAAGGTTTCTCAAAAACAGAGATGGCCAAGGTTGCTAATGTCAGTAAGCAGGCGGTAACCGGGTGGTTCAGAACAGGTAAAATCAGCAAAGAATCAGCATTGGCTGTTGCTGACGCTGCTGGCGTATCAGTGCCATGGTTGCTAGGTGAGGATGTCGGAGAGAAAGACGGACTCAAGCCTGACGAACAGCGCCTGTTGGAGCTTTATCGCCAACTGCCGGAAGAAGAGCAGCAAAACATGCTTCGCATCTTCGCGCTACGCCTGAAGGAGCTTGATGAGTTGTATGAAAAATACATGAGTAGACGAATTAAGGGCGACACTGAGTAGTAAGAATCAGGTGCAAACAACGAGGGACACGATTGAAAACTGGCCTGTTTTTAATTTCTAGCGCCGTTCTTTGCTTCACCTTCCTTTTCATCTGGATCGTACTGATTGGTCCCGTAAATGGCCAAGAAAAGACTTACTTTAAGGACTCAACAACTTTTGCGATCATCGTTATGGCAGTGCTATTAATAGCATTCGTAGTGGTTACAGTAATGGTTCTGTTGTGAAGCGAAAAAGTTAGTTTTTTGAGTTCTTCGCAACCTCCCCTGTTTCGAGATTCGCCTGAAAAAGCTTCATGAGAGGTACATGGAGAGTGAATCCGTTCTATACGCGCGGAGCTATTTAAATAGCTGACAAAAAATTGATGTGGACACCAAGAAGATAAACCATATTCCTGCATCAAATCATTAAGATACTATTGAGTTTGCCAACAAATTAATATTAGAGTCCTGACCCTTATCTCATGGCCCGGCCCCCGCGCCGGGTTTGTTATACCCTCCCCCCAACTCCTACCACGAACTCTCCAATCCCGACCTTTACGTCGGGATTTTTTTGTCTTCCATCATGCAATTTCATACTCCAAATAGCCAAGGTAAAGCAATGCTGTACTTTTTAGATCTCCAATGCTTGACCAAGTTGTAAAGTAATGATTTACTAATATCACCAAGACGCACTACGAACCACCAAGGCAGGACGCCCACGAAGTAGCCGCCGACGGCATACGAATAGTCGGATGAGGTGGAGAGATTAACGCGCATCAGGTGTAAACGTTCCGCTGGCCGGCGATAAGGCAAACAGGGGTGAGAATGATTGATTTCGCACGCAAACCAGGACGGCAGCAGGCCGTAAAACTGAATTTTTTCGAGGTGATTCTTCGCCGTGTTTGCTACCTGTTGGCGCAAAAGGGGAATCCAGATGTGTAACTCAACAAAATGCGGGTACTGCGGCAAGCCGGTTGAACCGGAGGAAGTAGTCAAAAGTACCCTTCTCTATCGCAACGGCGCACAGCTGGCGCGCAAAGAAAAAGAGTATTGCTCTGAACGTTGTGCTTCGTACGACCAGATGGCCCACGAAAGCTAACGTAAAAGCCGCGCAAGGCGGCCCGTACGTCCGGTGACACCGACCAAAGTTCCACCGGAAAACTACACAAAACCAAAGTTAACCCAATGGGCGCTATCTCTGGCCCGGGGATCTTACATCCAAAAAAGAGGATCTCACATGGAATTTTTCTATGTAGTCAAAGCTACGCAGAAATCTGGCAAAGACGATGCAGTGATTTGGTTCACTGCAAAAAGTGAAGCGCGCGCAGCTCTGACGCTCGATGTTGAGCTGGAAGAGGCTGGAATTGAAACCGGACGTGGCAAGGATTACCAGAAGCCTGTCCGTACCGATTTCCCGGTTTATGACGACCTGCCGGAAGAGAGCACCATCGACTACACCTGGTGCAAACGCTACGAACTGGCCGAAGACCTGCGCACATGGCAACAGAAACCCGGGGAAGCATCGCAGGGTGATACCGTGAAGAGTGATTCCGACAGTAACTTAACGACGGAACTTCAGTGCGAAAAAGACGGTGATCGCAAACTCGAATATTCAAACGACGATAGCGTGCAATTCCAGCTGGCAACGATGCCTTTTCGTATTCAACTGCTCGCACAGTTTTGTGCCGAAGATCGCCACGTCTACCACATCAGTATCCCACATCGCAAAGAGCTCTCGGCTCTCGAACTGGACATGGACAATAGCTACGTGCAGAACATGCTGCTAGCTGCCGAGAATAGCCCAGAAATTAAGGCATTCGACATGCCAACCCTCTGGAAATTAACTGCCGCGATCAAGATGGTATTTCCACAAGACAAGCGCCATGAACTTAACCAGATTATTGAGTTCACGAAAATATGGATAAAAACTGAGTATATCGATCGCGGCATCCTCACCCGCGAATGGGCAACAGGCAACCGTATCACAAATGTGGAGCGCACAGACTCCGGCACAAATGCTGATGGCGGTTATGTCACTGACCGCGGCGCCGACGCGCATCACACCCTCGAAACGCTTGATTTAGAGATCGCATGCGCCCTTCTCCCGATGGATTTTAACCACCTCGAGATCCCGGGAAGCATTCACCGTCGCGCAAAAGAAGTCGTAGCCAAAAAAGAAGAACCATGGAAGTCGTGGAGCGCGATTCTGCGCAATCAAGCGGGCGTTCTGGCGGTGAACCGCGCGGCCATCTTCAACGTGGTGCGAATCGCGCCGGAAAACATTCACTGTACGCCAGCAGCTCACCTTGAATTTGTGAACAAGACGATGACGGCTGAGTTTAACGCTGCGGTTGAGTTGCTGCCGCTGCCTGCGCCAGTTATTGACCCTGATGCGCCTGTAAAACAGCCGCATGTTGAAAAGCTCGGCGATGGTATGTTTTCCATTGATTGCCTGATGAACGAAAAACAACCAGAAAAAGATGACCGTACATCGGTTCCGGAGACCACCAGCAGTGTGCAGATGGAAGAGACTCAGCCAGAGAAAGTCGAAGTTATTGATGCGGTATCACCAGGCGAAGGCGCTGATGCAGCTGATCCACAAACAAATACCGTAGCACCAACTGATATTCTGGCCGCCGCGGCCCCAAGCCTCGCGAGCGACGCCGCATCAGAAATCAAGCTGGACGCGCCGGATGTAGACACCAAAGCGCCAGAAGCGCTGCAGGATGAACCCACTGTCGATTACCCGGCATTCTTCGAGCCAGGTCGTTATGAGGGTCTGCCAAACAACGTTTACCACGCTGCGAACGGGATCAGCAGCACGCAGGTAAAAGATGCCCGTGTGAGCCTGATGTATTTCAACGCGCGCCACATCGCCAAGACTATCCAGCGCGCGCCGTCCAAAGTACTGGATATGGGTAACCTGGTTCATGCACTGGCGCTTCAGCCTGAAAACATCGAAGAGGAATTCAGCGTAGAGCCGGAGATCCCAGCAGGTGCATTCACTACCGCCGCCACTCTGCGTGAGTTCATCGATGCACATAATGCCAGTCTTCCACCCTTGCTGAGTGCAGACGATATCAAAACGCTGCTGGAAGAGCATAACGCTACTCTACCCGCGCAGCTGCCGCTTGGCGCAGGCCTGGAGGAAACCGCGCAGAGCTACATGGCGCTGCCGGCTGAGTTCCAGCGCATTGAACCTGAACAGAAGCAGACTGCAGCAGCGATGAAGGCCTGTATCAAAGAATACAACGCCACCCTACCTGCGCCGGTAAAAACCAGCGGTAGTCGCGATGCACTACTCGAGCAACTGGCACTGGTCAATCCCGATCTGGTTGCTCTGGAAGCACAGAAGCCTGTTCCGTTGAAAGTATCCGGTACCAAAGCCGACATGATCCAGGCGGTGAAGTCCGTCAAACCCGATGCCGTATTCGCTGACGAACTGCTCGATGCATGGCGGGATAATCCGGGTGACAAAATCCTGGTTACGCGCCAGCAACTGGCAACCGCACTGGCTATTCAATCTTCGCTGCTGACGCACCCGACCGCAGGCATGCTGCTCCAACACCCGAGCCGCGCCGTTGAGGTGAGCTACTTCGGCTTTGACGAGGAGACCGGTCTGGAAGTTCGTGTGCGCCCTGACCTCGAGATCGACCTGGACGGCGTGCGTATCGGTGCCGATCTGAAAACCATCAGCATGTGGAACGTTAAGCAGGAAGGTCTGCGCGCCAAACTTCATCGGGAAATCATCGAGCGCGATTACCACCTGAGCGCGGCCATGTACTGCGAAACCGCGGCGCTGGACCAGTTCTTCTGGATTTTCGTCAACAAAGACGAGAACTACCACTGGATCGCCATTATCGAGGCATCCGCAGAACTGTTGGAATTAGGCATGCTCGAGTATCGCAAAGCGATGCGCGCTATCGCCACCGGTTTCGACACTGGCGAGTGGCCAGCGCCGATCACTACTGATTACACCGACGAACTGAACGACTTCGATCTGCGTCGCCTTGAAGCGCTGCGTACTCAGGCATAAGGGGGAACTATGCAAAACACTAACGTGACCGTTACCGACCAGAATTCCGTTGTTAACTCCAACGTGGCCCTGTTCGACTCACAGTACCTTACCGCCATCAGTTCATTCGCGCAGATTATGGCTCAGGGTGCCGCGACGGTTCCCAAGCACCTGCAGGGCAACCAGGCTGATTGCATGGCTGTAGCGATGCAGGCGGCACAGTGGCAGATGAATCCTTTCGCTGTAGCGCAGAAGACCCACCTGATTAACGGTGTCCTCGGATATGAAGCGCAACTTGTTAATGCCGTCATTTCGCGTAGTGGCGTGCTGACAAGCCGCTTTGAATATGAGTGGTACGGGCCATGGGAAAAAGTTGTTGGAAAATTCCATATCCGTAAAGGCGACAAAGGCGAGTACCGCGTCCCGGGCTGGACCATGGCTGATGAAGCTGGGATCGGCATCATTATCCGCGCAACCCTGAAAGGTGAAGATCAGCCAAGAGAACTTGATTTACTTCTGGCTCAGGCCCGTACCCGAAACTCCACCCTTTGGGCTGATGATCCTCGACAACAACTCGCGTATCTGGCCGTCAAGCGTTGGGCGAGACTGTTCTGCCCTGATGTAATCCTCGGTGTGTATACGCCTGATGAACTGGACGATCGCCGCGTTGAGCGCGAAGTAAATCCGGCCGCGGCCCAGCACGTAACCCTTGCTGATATCTCAGGTGACAACGTAACAACCACTCAAAGCGCGCAGGTGTCGGCTTCCAACATCGATACTCTGGCCGATGATTTCCGGGATCGCATCGAAGCAGCTCAGGATGTCGATAGTGCAAAAGCTCTACGTGCCGACATCGAGACCGTAAAAGCAACACTGGGATCTGCCCTGTTCACCGAGCTGAAAAACAAAGCCGTGAAGCGTTACTACCTTGTGGATGCTCGCAATAAGGTTGAAGCGGCGATCAACTCCCTGCCCCAGCCCGACGAGCCGAATGCAGCAGAGCGGTTCGCGGAAGCCGAGCATGTCCTGGCATCTTCAAAGCGTCACCTGGGCGACGAACTGCATGACCAGTTCAGCATCACCCTGGCGGATATGAAACCGGAATACGTGGCCTAACGAGACTGGGAGGGGGCAACCCTCCCCTTAAGGAGACTACATGCGACTGATCAATCGAGGCAGTAAGCAATCCCCTTTAGCTCGCCAGGCATGTGACATCGCACTCGCCGCCCACCAGCAAAGGTACGGCAACTATGGGCGCAGCAAGATGAAAGAGACTTACACGGTAAAAGTTGAAGGCGTGAAGGTCTGGGTTGAGGTGGTGAATCGCAAGACGAGCTATGTGGCCACAGCAATGACCGGCATGCGTCGGCTCCGTTCCTTACCCGGTCAGTCCTCCTGATATCGGAATATCAATTTTTTTTAACCGGCATCTTTATACTGATGCCGGTTACCTGAGGTGAACTATGTCACAGGTAATTTTTAACGAAGAGTGGATTGTTGAGGCCAAACTCACCGAAAGAACTGGGCTCTCAAGTGGGCAGATTAAGAGCTACCGTCTTAAATCATGGGTCAACGGCATCCATTTTAAATACGTTACCGCCGATGGCAGAACAGAGTCCGAGAAAGGGCTTGCCTGGTACAACTACCCCAAAATAAACCATTTCATTAAGGACGCGTAATGGCAGGCTTTCCTACCGGTGTTGAAATCCACAACGGTAAACTGAGGATATCATTCAAGTATAAGAATATTCGCTGCAGGGAAGTTTTGCAGGGTTGGGCAGTGAACAATTCCAACATCAAAAAAGCCGGCAATCTTAGAGCACTGATATGCGCTGAAATTCAGCTGGGTACATTCAAATACGAAGAGCGTTTTCCGGAGAGCAAAGCACTTAAGAAGTTTTCGGCGCCCGTTAAGAGCGTCTTAACCTTTGGAGAGTTGTGCGATGCATATCACGCAGTGAAAGAGGTGGAGATCAGCCCAGCTACAATGATGATTACTCGCTCGGTCAGTACGCTCTTCACGAAAATTATCGGAGAAAGCACTTCTCTTGAAGAAATTCAGCTTAACGATATGTTGTTGTACAGGAAGAAATTACTTGAAGGGGAATATAAGGCCAGATCCGATGGGCAACGCACCGTCAGAACTGTTAACGCCTTCATGGGGCAATTATGCAGAATGCTCAGCTTCGCTCACCAGAGTAACTACATCCAGCACAAGCCGTTTGAGAACATAAAGAGTCTGAAGACATCTGAACTTGATCCAGACCCATTGCTGAAAGAAGAATTTCAGGAGCTATCTAAGCACTGGCAGGGTCAGCATTTAAACCTTTGGACGTTTGCCGTCTATACCGGCTTACGCCATGGTGAATTGACAGGTCTGGCCTGGGAGGATGTCGATCTGAAAAATGGCGAGGTCCATGTTAAGCGTACAATGACGCTCACAAAGAAGTTTGGTCCACCGAAGACAAACGCCGGTGTGAGGACAGTAAAGCTGCTAAAACCGGCTCTGGAAGCGTTAACGAGGCAATTCGAGCTTACTGGCAATAAGGTGCCCGCAGAGATCGACTTTTACCACCGCGAACGTGGGAAAACTGAAAAGCAAAGCCTGAGATTCTGCTTCGTGCCCAACCATGATGAAGGGGAAATGAGCAGGCATTATTCTCAGAGCACGATTAACCTGACATGGCCGGGCGCCATGAGAAAACCAGGCGTAAGGTATCGTAGTCCCTACCACACCCGGCATACATATGCCTGCTGGTTACTATCAGCTGGTGCGAATCCATCGTTCATTGCCAGCCAGATGGGGCATAAAAATGCGCGTATGGTTTACACCGTATATTCAAAATGGATAGTGCGGATGAACGATGACCAGATAGATATGTTAAACGGGAAAATTTAG